ATGTGCATGCCGCTATCCAGACGCACGATGCAGATGATGGATATTCCTATGCAACTCCTGTGGCGATTCCTGGTGCGGTAAGCCTTTCTCTGGATGCGCAGGGTGAAACCAGTCCCTTCTATGCAGATGGTCTGGTGTATTTCCGTACCGTCTCTAATAACGGTTATTCCGGCGACTTAGAGATTGCGCTCATTCCTGATTGGTTCAGAGAGCAGGTCCTCAAAGAAGTCAAGGATACCAACGGTGTGCTGATTGAAACCAATGACGATATCGAGCCTGTGTACTTTGCACTGCTTTTTGAGTTCGATGGTGACAAGAAGGCAATCCGTCATGTCATGTACAACTGCTCGGTATCTTCCCGTCCGACTGTGGACAGCAAGACCAAGGAGGAGAGCATTGAGCCTGGTACAGAGACTCTTTCTCTTTCTGCCGATGCAAGAGAGGATGGCCTGATTAAGGCTCGTACCGGGGACTCCACTACGGATTCCATCTATACGAACTGGTATCAGAGTGTGTACACACCTGCTGCAGCGGCATCTTCAACTGCGCAGGGTTAAGGAGGGCATGACAGATGATTTCTAAGACAGTAAATGTTTGTGGTAAGGATATAGCCTTTAAGAGTTCGGCAGCCATTCCTAGAATGTACCGCATCAAGTTTAAGAGAGATATCTTCAAAGACCTCACGAAACTTGAAAAGTCCTATAAGGACAAGGACGGTGAAGGGAAGGAATTTGAAATCGAGGACCTTGAGATCTTCGAGAATGTGGCCTATATCATGGCCCTTCACGCTGATCCTTCTACACCTTCCACTATCGATGAATGGCTGGATCAGTTTGATATGTTTTCTATCTACGAAATCCTGCCTGAGATTCTGGAACTGTGGGGGAGCAATCTCTTCACGGATGTGAATTCTAAAAAAAACTAAGGGCGACCGAGCGTGAGTTAACCACACCACTGTTTTTACTTCGGTGCATGGAGGTTGGGATTTCCATACCGGATCTTGACCTCCTCACAATCGGTCTGGTCATGGACATCTGGACGGAGAAGGGAAACGACAGCACGGAATACGATACTCTTGCCACGCAGGAGGATTTCGACCGCTTCTAAGGGAGGTGAACAGTGATGGCAAGTAGAATAAAGGGTATTACCGTAGAGATCGGTGGCGATACCGCTGGTCTCGAAAAAGCCTTAAAGGGTGTCAATAGTTCCATAAAAACGACGCAGTCAGCATTGAAGGACGTGGAGCGCCTTTTGAAGCTCGACCCTACGAACACTGAGCTGTTGACCCAGAAACAAAAGCTCCTGAAGGACGCCATCGCCTCCACCAGTGAAAAGCTGGAGACCCTGAAGGAAGCACAAAAGCAGGCAAAAGAGCAGCTGGAACGCGGTGAGCTCGGACAGGACAAATATGATGCCCTCCAACGCGAAATTGTCGAAACCGAGCAAGAGCTCAAGCGCCTGCAGGAACAGGCAGCGACCACCAGCGTGACGTTGGAAAAGATCGCGGCAGCCGGGGATAAGTTTGAAAAGGCCGGAGATAGCATTACAAATGCAGGAAAGCAAATCTCCGTAGCCTCGGCAGCAGTTACCGGCCTCGGCGTAGCTGCCGTAAAGACAGCTGCAGACTTTGATAGCGCCATGGCCAATGTGGCTGCAATCTCCGGTGCAACCGGAGACGACCTGCAGGCCCTGCGGGACAAGGCCCGCGAGATGGGCGAAAAGACCAAGTTCAGCGCATCCGAAGCAGCGGACGCCATGTCGTACATGGCGATGGCAGGCTGGAAGACCGGAGACATGCTCTCCGGCATTGAGGGCATCATGAACCTTGCAGCAGCATCCGGTGAAGACCTCGCCACGACATCGGACATCGTCACGGACGCCCTGACGGCATTCGGTCTGACGGCGGAAGACTCTGCGCATTTCGCAGACATCCTCGCTGCAGCGTCCAGCAACGCAAACACCAATGTCAGCATGATGGGCGAGACATTCAAATACTGCGCGCCTGTCGCAGGAGCCCTCGGCTATTCCGCAGAGGATGTTGCTGAGGCAATTGGCCTCATGGGTAATGCCGGTATCAAGAGCACCCAAGCCGGTACAGCCCTCCGAACCATGATGACTAAGTTGCAAGGAGAACTGAAGCTATCCGGTGAAGCTCTCGGTGAGGTCACGATCCAAACGGCAAATGCAGATGGCAGTATGCGCGAGCTTTCAGATATTCTGGCAGACTGCAGAACTGCCTTTTCGAAGATGTCTGAATCTGAGGCAGCAGCGGCAGCGGAAACGCTCGTTGGCAAGAACGCCATGAGTGGCTTCCTTGCCCTCATGAACTCGGCACCCGGAGACATTGACAAGTTGCGCAACGCCATTGAGAACTGTGACGGATCTGCTGAAAACATGGCAGCTATCATGCAGGATAACCTGAACGGACAGCTCACGATCCTCAAAAGCCAGCTGGAAGAGCTGGCCATTTCTTTTGGCGAAATGCTGATGCCCGTAATCCGCAAGGTCGTCACCGCTGTGCAGGGATTTGTAGATAAGCTGAACAACATGGATGAAGCGCAACGGAAAACCATCATAACCATCGGACTGATGATCGCAGCCCTCGGCCCCTTCCTCGTAATCCTTGGTACGGTAATATCCACCGTGGGTAAGAGCATGAAGGCTTACGCGAGCGCTGCAAAGGGCATCAAGAAACTGATGGTAGCCGTGAAGAGCGGCACCGGCATCTTCGGAAAGTTGGGTACAGCCCTCGGCGGGGTCAGCGCACCGGTACTGGCTATCGTCGCCGTTATCGCCGTACTGGTTGCAGCTTTCACTCACCTGTGGAAAACAAACGACGGTTTCCGCGAGAACATCATTGCCACATGGACACAGATCAAAGAGACGGTCAGCAACTTCTGCCAAGGCATCGTTGACCGGCTGAACTCTCTTGGCTTCGAGTTCAGCAGCATCACCGAAGTGCTGAAAGCAGTGTGGGACGGTTTTTGCAATCTGCTGGCCCCTGTGTTTGAAGGCGCATTCAGGTTTATATCAGACACGCTTTCGACGGTACTGGACGTAATCCTGAATACCGTGGACTTCTTTATTGCCGTTTTTAGCGGCGACTGGGAAGGTGCGTGGGAAGCCGTAAAGAACATTTTTAGCAGCATCTGGAACGGACTCGCCTCATGGTTTACGAACATCCTCGAAACCATCAAGGGCGTGCTGGATGTGGCCCTCGGCTGGATCGGAACCAGCTGGGAGCAGGTGTGGACAAACGTGAAAAACTTCTTCACCAACATCTGGAACGGCATCAAGGACTTCATATCCAGCACCATCAACAGCATTTCGACCACGATCTCTAATGTAATAACCGGCATAAAGACCACGGTCAGCAACGTGTTTTCCGCAATTAAAACCACGATAAGCAATATTTTTAACGGCATTAAGGACACCGCGACAAGCGTATGGAACGCCATCAAGACGGCGATCACGACACCCATCGAGAATGCCAAGGAAAAAGTGAGAGAGGCCATCAATGCAATAAAGGGCTTTTTCTCCGGTCTGAAGCTGGAGCTACCCCACATTAAGCTGCCACATTTCAGCATTTCCGGTTCCTTCTCGTTGAGCCCGCCTAGCGTACCACACATCAACATCGACTGGTATAAGTCCGGTGGCATCATGGCTGGCCCGACGATCTTCGGCATGAACGGCAGCAGCCTTATGGCCGGAGGCGAGGCAGGCAAAGAAGCCATCCTCCCGCTGACAGAGTTTTACTCGAAGTTGGAGAGCATCCTCACCAGTCGACTCAACACCGGAACCATGGAGAGATACCTCGCGGTTATAGCAGCCAACAGCGGCAAAGGCATCTACCTTGACGACGGTACCCTTGTCGGACACCTGTTACCTGCCATTGACAGCGGTCTGGCCAACTACAGCATACGCGCAAGGAGGGGTAACCGATGAGTATTTTCCTAGGCGCTACCATCAACGACGAGCACACCCTCCGGGACTGGAAAGCAGCCATCACAAACGCCGACGTTATTTCCGTACCGGAAGCGAATACCGTCATACTAGAAGTACCCGGAAGGAACGGAAACCTCGATCTTTCCGAAGCCCTGACAGGCGACGTCACCTACCGGAACCGCGAGATAAAGCTGGAGCTGGCAAGCAGCGTCAACCTCCAGACGTGGTACCAAAAGTGTCTTCACATTTTCAATACCTACCACGGCAAGACCGTAACCATCATCTTCGACGATGACAGCACACATTACTACACCGGCAGAGCTTCCGTTTCTGACCCCCAACGGGTACGCAACGGAGGGGCCTTTATATTCACCGTAAACGCGGATCCTTTCAGATATTCCATCACGGAGAAGATCGTGACAGCAGCGGTATCATCATCTGTATCATCAGCGACGAAGACGATCACAAATAGCGGCCGCATGCCGGTGTGCCCGACGATCACAGCGTCAGAAGCCTGCCAGATGGTGACCGGTGGGATCACGTATTCGCTCTTGCAGGGAACGCAGACGATCCCGGCCTTCATCCTGCCGGAGGGTGACACCACTGTGCAGCTTACGATTACCGGAGGCGGCACCGTGAGCTTTACGTTCAGGGAGGGCTGGCTATGATCCAGATGTTTTGCGACGGCGTCCTCCTGTACGATCCCCGCAGCGCGGACTACATCGTAGCGGAACCGAAGTGCGAGCTGGAGGTAAACAAGACCGGCAATCTCACGTTCAGGATTGCACCGACGCACCCGATCTACGGACAAATCCAGAAACTGAAATCCGAGATTGTGGTGTATCAGGACAACGAGCGCCTCGGCGCTTTCCGCGTCCTGAACGTAGAGCAGGACTTCAATAACATAAAGACCGTCACCTGCGAGGGCGAGCTGGCCTACCTTCTCGATAGCATACAACGGGCAGCCGAATACCACGATGTGACCGTGGCAGAATATTTCGCAATCGTCATCGCAAATCACAATGCGGACGTGGACAGCAGCAAGCAATTCACGGTCGGTTCTGTCACAGTCACCGATCCCAACGACAGCTTGTACCGGATCCACAGCTACGAAAACACGTGGGAGTGCATTGAAGACAAGCTGCTCGACCGGCTCGGCGGATATATCCGTATTCGCATGAGCGGCAACACCCGCCTGATCGATTACGTTACCAGCTACGGAAACGTGAACCCACAGATCATTCGCTTCGGAGAAAACATCCTCGACCTCGTGCGCGAGGTGCGCGGAGAGAACATGGCCACCGTACTTGTGCCGCTGGGAGCGGCAGACGAAGAGACCGGCGAAAAGTTGACGGTCAAGTCTGTCAATGACGGGCTGGACTATATTGAGGATACCGAGGCCATCCAGACCTACGGCAGGATCGTGAAAACCGTGGAGTTCGACGATGTGACTGTGGCATCCAATCTGCTGACAAAAGGCTACTCAGAGCTTGCCAAGGTGAGCAAGCCCACCATCACCCTCACTATGACAGCAGTCGACCTGCATCTGGTGGACGTGAACATTGAACGGATAAAGATCGGAGACAGCATCCGCGTCCTCTCGGAGCCCCACGGGTTGGACGAATACATGATCGTCCAAAAGCTGCAGATAGACTTCCAGCACCCGGAAAATTCCGTGGTAACCCTCGGAGCCGTGAAGCAGACGCTGGACGATAACGTCGGCAAGAGTAAGTCTGAACCGTTGGATGCCATCATCGCACAGCAGGTAGCCATGCAGCAATCCATCTCCACTATGCAGACAACAGTACAGGAATGCTATTCGGAGATCAGTAAGACGGCGGAAGAAATCCGAACCAAGGTCAGTGAAAACTACCTTGCCAAGAGCGAGCTGGAGACGTTCCAGCGAGATTTCCAGACCAGCATCACCCAGAGCGCCTCGGAGATCCGCATGGACTTCACGGCCATCACCAATGAGATCACCAATAAAGTTGCCGAAAACCAGCAACTGCTACAGGAATATATCCGCTTCAAGGGAGCGCTGATTGAGCTCGGCAAGGTCGGCAACGCCTTCACCGCAGAGCTATCCAATGAGAAGCTGTCCTTCAAGGAAAACGGTCAGGAGATCGCCTTCATATCCAATCAGGCGCTGGTCATTACCAACGCAGAAATACGAAACCGCCTTTCCCTCGGTACAGCCGAGCGAGGGTGGTTTGACTTTATCCCCAGAACCACCGGCAACCTTTCCATTCAGTGGAGAGACCCCGTAACATAAGGAAGTGAGAACACATGGCAAGCGGCAATAGCGGCACAATAAGCGTTACCGGCACCAAGAACATGAGTGCTGTTCTGTATTGGTCGGAGACATACGACGTAGCAAGCAACACCCACGTCGTCAGCATTGACAACATCACCTTTAAGTCCAGCAACTGGTATGGCTTTACGTACTATTTGAAGGGCACCATCAGCGTAAACGGAACGCAAGTGTTCTCCTGCACATCGGCATCCGGCTCTCACCATGTCCGCATTGATAGTCAGAACGCCGAATACAGCATCGCGGCATCATCCGGTTATTCCAGCCCACCATGGAAGAGCGGCAGTATAACCGGCAACACGGACGGAACAAAGTCTGTCACCATATCCTTCAGCTTCGACGGATACACCACGGACGAGAGAGGCGCAAACGGCTTCAACACGACCGGTCAGGCCACGGTGGCTCTGTACACGATACCGAGAAAATCCTCCTGCAGCATGTCAGCGACGAACCTCGGTAGCACGGGCACGATCAGCATAAGCCGCTCATCCAGCAGCTTTACCCACACACTGACGTACACCTTCGGCAATGCAACCGGTACGATTGCCACGAAGACCAGCAGTACTTCCGTGAGCTGGACACCTTCCCTGACGCTAGCAAACCAGATCCCGAACAGCACCAGCGGCACGGTAACAATCACATGCAGCACATATAACGGCAGCACACTGATCGGCAGCACGACCTGCACGGCAACGCTGTCGGTGCCGAGCTCCGTGATACCGACGATGACATCGCTGACGGCCACAAGAGTGGACGGAACCGTGCCCTCCTCGTGGGAAATTTATGTGCAGACAAAATCCAAAGCGACATTGACCATCAATGGGGCCGCAGGAAGATACGGCTCGACGATCAGCGCCTACAGTATTACGGGTGGAGGCTTTTCCGGCACTGGCAGCAGCCTGACAACCGGGTTCCTGAACACCTCTGGCACGATCACCTTCACGGCCAAAGTCAAGGATAGCAGAGGCCGCTGGTCGGCGGAGAAAACCGTGTCTATATCCGTGGTAGCATATTCGCCCCCGACCTTCACCAACTACCTGACGCAGCGTTGCAACAGCAGTGGGACTATAACGACCAACGGCACCTATGGCAGAGGGTTAATTAATTTCACTTACGCAAGCTGCAGCAGCAATAACACGATCACCACTGCTGTGGCATATAAGCGGAGCACCGAATCCAGCTACACGACAACCAGCGTGACGTTCTCCTCTGGGACGGCCTTCATCTTTGGCGGAGGAAATCTGTCCACAGATTATTCTTACGACATACGCTATACGCTGACTGATGCCTTCGGCAGCATTATCGTCGTGGACAGCTTATCCACGGCCAGCGTCCTTATGGATTTCAAAGCCGGAGGAACCGGCATCGGCGTGGGGAAAGTAGCCGAGACGGATAACCTCTTTGATGTAGGCATGAACGCAAAATTCCGTGGCACGGTCTCCGGCAAGGTGGCCTCCCTTGACGGGTACGACAGCGTCATCGCTTCCGATTTCAATGACTATAAAGAAGTGGGAATATACATCATCAGTAGCGATGAGGAAATGCAGAACATTGCAAACCGACCCTGCGATAATGCTGGCACTCTCTACGTGAAGAACTCGTTCAACGATGGAAAGAGCACCACCAGCACGTGGGTGTATCGCTTGCAGATATACATTCCGCACACCGGCAGCGACATCTTTTTGCGGAAGCTGACCGTAGAATCCACGGCAGGCTCATGGACATACGGAGAATGGAATGACATAGGCAAAAACATGTCTGTCGATCATGCCACCAGTGCCGACAGTGCCACTAAAGCAACCAAAGACGGAAGCGGAAACACAATCTCGTCCACATATTTGAAGCGGTCCGGCGGCACGGTAACAGGAACATTGACACTATCAAAGACAACCGATGCATCCGGTACGGCAAACAATAGCCCCGCGCTGATAGTCGGAGGTGCGGCTACAGCAGCACACATTGAGATGGATGCCAATGAGATCATGGCAAAAGCGTCTGCTACTACCACCACATCACTATACCTCAACAACGAAGGCGGCACCGTAAATATTAACGGCTACAACACCTTCTGGACGACCTGCATCGGCTACGGCAGTATGTCGCAAAACGGCACCTTGTCCGGGACGGTACCGGCAGACACGAGGCTGTTTGTTATTGCCTTGTACGATGACTCGTATTCTGCATGGTACACAATGGCAGTTCCTAAGAACAGTTTTACAAGCGGCTCAACGCTGCACCTCAAAGCAACGAGCGACTATTACACATTCAGGATCAACATGAGCGGCAATACTGCGACGCTCACCAAAGTTGGAGCGGGCACCAAGACCGTATACTTTATCGGGATTAGATAGGAGATGCAGTATGAAAGTAACTATAGATGAAAACGGCTACGTTATTGACTGGGCTCTCGCCGGAGACAACGGAGGCATCGATGTGCCGGAACCGGACGATCTCGAAGAGTTTATTTTTTGCCCGACCGGGTACAAGGTCGTGGATGGCCTCCTCCAAAAGGACGACACGCGAGACCGGGCCCAGCGCATTGAAAAACAAAAGGAAGCTCTTCGGCAGCAGCGCGAGACTGAATGCTTCCCGGTCATTAACAGAGGCTGGATGTGGTACTCCAGCCTTAATCTTTCACAGTGGATCGAGCTGAAAAAGTGGTATTTGGAATGGCTGAACGTTACAGAGACACTGTGCGCCCCGGAACGCCCCTCATGGATGGATAACATAGACACATCTGCCATACCGGATCGCCCGATATGGTTATAGCGAGGTGATGAAACATGTGGCGCGGAACCACACCAATGCATATTTTCACCCTCCCAGTAGGGGTGAAATTGACAGATTTCTCAGCCGTTTTTATTACTTATTCTCAAAATGGAGAAACCATTTTGGAGAAAACGGAGGCTGATCTCACGCCAACAGAGACCGGATTCACAGTCACCCTTACACAGGCGGATACACTTCTATTCACGCAGGGGCCTGTAAAAATCCAGTTGCGCGCTAAAAAGCCAACCGGAGAGGCCGTCGCTTCAGACATCATATCTTCGACGGCAAAAGAGGTTTTGAAGGATGGAGAGATATGAGAATTCGAGTCACATTTTCCGAAATGCCAGACCGTTTTGCACTTGGGCTAAATGAGCAGGAAAGCTTCGCTCTAAAATTTGATGAGGGAATGCTATGCCACTGTGTGCCCTATGAGGGAAGTTACGACATTAGGCCGGGTCTGTTGGCGCAAACGCTCCCCACAAACGACAGGCATTTGCACGAAGATATTCTTGTACATGCAATTCCGTATACGGAGGTCAGCAATATTCAGCATGGCCTCACAGCAATAATAGGAGGAAATTAAAATGGAAGACGCCACCAAAGCATCGACGATGGATTCGGGTAGAACGACAACCACCTACATCAACAAGGTTATTTATGGCACCGAGGTTTTGATCGATCTCACCGGAGATACCGTAGTTGCCGACAAGCTCATGTCAGGATACGTAGCCCACGATAAAAGTGGCGCACCTATCACTGGTACCTGCGATTTCGATGTAAATACACAGGATGCTACAGCGACAGCAGCAGAACTTCTTTCCGGAAAGACAGCCTATGTACGAGGTACAAAGATTACCGGTACGATGCCGAACAAAGGAGCGGTCACCGGTGAGATCGATTCTGTCGACGAGAATTACACAATCCCGATGGGTTTTCACGATGGATCAGGAAAAGTAAACATCTCAGCAGCGGAAAAGGCGAAAATCGTTGCGGGGAACATCAAGTCCGGTATTGAGATACTGGGAGTTACCGGCACTTATTCCGGTGAATCCATCACTGCACAGAGCAAGACAGCGGTTCCGTCTCTCTCAACACAGACGATTCAGCCTGACACCGGCTATGACTATCTGTCAGCGGTGACGATTAGTCCTATACCGTATACCGAGACAGAAAACAGTGCAGGCGGATTAACTGCCACAATAGGATAAGGACTATGGCAATAAACAAAGTGGTATATGGGACGACAGTGCTCGTGGATCTGACAAATGACACGGTGAGACCGGAATCAATGCTGCTGGGTACGCGAGCCCACGCTTGTAACGGCGACATGATTGAAGGCACTCTGAACAGCAGCCAAACCGGGATCCTTGTTCAGATCGAAGGTGTAACACCAGCGTATATAAGCGCGAAGTCAGTTACCATTGATCTGAGCGAATTTACATCGATATATCAACAGATCACGGGCGAACAGATCATTGTTGAATTTACGCATCTCGACCTGTATGCGCCCGGACTAGTTCTTGGCGGCAGCATAGATACCGACATTACGCTTTCGTATGAGGCAAGCACCGGAATCATTACCCTCAGTACAACAGAGAGCATTTTTCAGAGTTCGAACAAGTGCGTGGCTAATGTATATATAACGGAACAGGTCCCAAGCATCATTAAGCCGGAGCAGACGAAATCGACTTCTCCAAGCACCGATCAAATCACAATCAACCCGGATTCCGGGTATACATTGTCCAGCGTTACCGTAGAGCCTATAACAGGCACAGTGCTATCTTCGCTGAATACGGATTTCCGCGCGGACAATATCCGGAAAGACATTGACCTGTTTGGTATCACCGGAACGCTCGACCCCAGCGGCGGTAGCTTTAACCCGTATCCGTGGAAGGATATCGAAGTAGGAACGATCACACCTTCGTCAAATACAACCACCCTTTATATCAATGAAAGTAAAGGGACTCCGCTAGCTCTGGTAATATCCCTCGCTGATATGAACGGTATATCCCAATCGAACAATGCGATATATAACGCGAGCTTCTCAACGAGCAATGTAAAGGCAAATCCCGCTCACATCGTTGTATATCAAGGCGCATTAAGCGTAGGCACAAGTACAAGTTACCCCACCTATAGTAATGGGGCATTCAATTTGAACAAGCAGCTCAAAGCTGGTTGGACATACAACTATATGGTTGCATATGGCTGATAAAAAGAAGGGAGAAAGATAATGAAAGAATTCTGGAACAGCGTCCAGCTCGTGTTTACCGCCATCGGAGGATGGCTCGGCTGGTTCCTCGGAGGCTGCGATGGCCTTCTGTACACCCTGATCGCCTTTGTGGTGATCGACTACATCACCGGCGTCATGTGCGCCATCACCGACCACGCCCTTTCCTCGGCAGTGGGATTCAAAGGCATAGCCCGGAAAATTCTCATTTTTCTGATGGTGGGCATGGCAAATATCCTTGACGTTAACGTCATCGGCACCGGCAGCGTCCTTCGGACAGCTGCTATTTTCTTTTATCTGTCCAACGAAGGCGTAAGCCTGATAGAGAACGCAGCGCATCTTGGACTGCCGGTACCCGGCGCAATCAAAGAAGTACTGGAGCAGCTCCATGAGAGAGCAGAGCACGGAGGTAATGACGATGAGCAGAGCAAGTGAAATCGTAGCTGTGGCCCTCGGCCAGATCGGCTACAAAGAGAAGGCAAGCAATAAACAGCTGGACGATCCTGCGGCCAACGCCGGAGACGCCAACTGGACAAAGTACGCCCGCGACCTCGCGTCTGCGGGCTATTATAATGGCAATAAAAATGGATATGCGTGGTGCGACGTTTTCGTGGACTGGTGCTTCTTCAAGGTATACGGCAAGGACGAAGGCCAGCGCATCCAGTGTCAGACCGGCCCCTACGGTGCAGGCTGCACCTACAGTATGCAGTACTACCAACAGCAGGGTCGCTGTGACAAGAACCCCAAGGTGGGCGATCAGATATTCTTCCGCTACAGTGGTAGCAACGGAGCCGACCACACCGGCATCGTCGTGGAGGTTAGCTCCAGCCAGATTGTGACGGTCGAAGGCAACAGCGGCAATCAGGTGAAGAAAAACACCTACGCTCGCAGCAACAGCACCATCATCGGCTACGGCCACCCGCTGTACAGTGAGACCGACACCGAGGAAAAGAAGACCGAGCCCGCACCGGCACCGGCACCCGCTCCAGCAACGGAATCCACGACCGGCGAGATCGTGCTCGGCAGCACCGTGGCCTTCAAGGCAAGCGCCGAGAGATACAACCCCAACAGCGCACTGATCCCCGACTGGGTGAAGACCGACTACAATCACATCGTCACGCAGGTAACCGTGAACGGCAAGCCTTTCACCAAGGGCGGAAAGACCTGCGTCCTGCTCGGCAAGAAAGTTGCTAAGAAGGGCGGCAGCATCGTACCGGGTATCATGACTTGGGTAGCTGTGGACAACCTCCAGCTTGTTACCGCAGCCAAGGCTAAAGATATCGTGTACACCGTCAAGAAAGGCGACACCCTGTGGGATATCGCTAAGAAGTACCTCGGCAGCGGAGCCCGCTACACCGAGATCGTAAAGCTGAACAGCTTGAAGACTTCGGTCATCATCGTGGGCCAGAAGCTCAAGATCCCCACGGAGTGAGGTAACACCCATGAGCGAAAAGACAAAAGTAAAGATAGCATTCGCTGAAGCCATACTGCAGCAGCTGTGGGTGGAAGGGCTTATTAGCCAGCAGGAACGGGAACGGATCGCCCGACGTACAGCCGAAGGCGTGAAAAACGGTGAATGTTAACTCTTTGATAACAATCGATTATTGTCTGGATATTCCGGCAATTGTCTGGTAGTTTTGTCCCTGCCAACACGGCAGGGACAAAATTTTAACGCCAATCAAATCCACCAAATCGAAGGGAGGAAACACAAGTGGAGAACACAAGAAAGTGCAAACGAGCCGTGGCCTACGTGAGAGTGTCCTCCGGGAGCGACGCACAGATCCACAGCTTTGAATTCCAGTCGGCATACTGGCACCAAGAGCTGGACGGAAACCCGGACGTGGAGATGGTCGGAATATACGCAGACAAAGGCATTAGTGGCCGGAGCATGTACAAGCGCCCGCAATTCCTGACGATGATGCAGGACGCACGGGACGGCAAGTTCGACGTGATATACACGAAATCCATATCCCGCTTCGGACGAAATACCGTACACCTGCTGGAGGCCGTCCGGGAGCTCCGTGACCTTGGGATCGCAGTCATATTCCAGAACGAAAACATCAACACACTATCATCCACAAGTGAAGTGTTCATGACGATAGCAGCTGCACTGGCCGAGGGTGAGCTTGAAGAGGACTCAAAGCGGCAACGCTGGTCATATCAGGACAGGTTCCAGAATGGCTGGATTAGCATCGGTACCGGCATGTACGGCTACCGGATGGTAAAGGACAATCAGCTCGAAATCGTAGAAGATGAGGCTGCAGTTGTAAGAGAAATATATGCCATGTACCTCAGTGGCATGGGAACCATAGCAATTAGCAATGTGCTGAACGACCGAGGTCTGAAGACCTCACGCGGAAACCCTTGGGGCACCAACAGCATCCTCGAAATCATATCCAATGAAAAATACACCGGTGACTCCCTCATGGGAAAGCATGTCCGTGTCAATGGAGTACACATGGACAACACCGGAGGCAGGTACTCAAAGCAGTACATGGTAGAAAACACCCACGAAGCAATCGTGAGCCACGAGACATTCGATAAAGCGCAGGCGGAGCGGGCCCGCAGGAAGAACCCGAAGATGGTCGGTGTCCAGCATGATCCCCACGACTTCACCGGCCTGATCGAGTGCGGAGTGTGCGGCATGCGCTTCAACCACAAGGTAAACAGCAGCGGCCTGAAATGGCAGAACCCCATCTGGGCCTGCCACAACCAGCTAAAGCACACGAAAAAAGCCTGTGATAACACCCGAATCAAGGAAGACGTCCTTTGCGACAAATTCGTGGAGGCTTATAACCGCTTCGTGATAGAGAGACCCTGCGGTCACTCCGTCAGAGCCATGGAGATCCGCGTGAAAACCCTGCAGGATGAAGAGCGTGACTTGGCCGGTCTCGCGCTGAAGCACCTGATCCCGGACGCTGCCTTCCGGGCCGAGCAGAAAAAACTCAAAGCTGAAATAGCAGCGCTCACGGAAAGGATCTGCGAGCAGACCAGCAAAGAAGTCACCGAGGCAGACTACACGGTGATCAGCGAATATGATCCCGAAAAAGTAAAGAAATTCGTCACGAAGGTCATTGTACTAAAAGGCACGGTGACCTTCGTGTTCTATAACGGCGTGGAGATCACGCTGGAATACAGCAACGGCGCTCCGGGCAACAAGCCCGGCTGGAACGTAAAGGAGGCATAACCATGGCACCGGCATTACGAAGAGTAGTACGCACCATGCCGCAGATCGCGGTCGTGCAGATCGACGACACCCCGCAGGTAAAGAAAACAAAGGTCGCGGCCTACGCCCGCGTATCCACTGAGAAGGAAGAACAGGAAGATAGCTTTGAGAGACAGGTAGAGCACTACACCCACCTGATCGAGTCGAACCCCGAATGGACGATGGTCGAGGTATATAAGGATCCCGGCATTACCGGAACCAAGGCGGAGAAGCGCCCGGACTTCCTGCGCATGATCGACGACTGCCGGGCGGGCAAGATCGATAAGATCCTTGTCAAGTCCGTATCCCGCTTCGCCCGCAACACCGTGGATGCCCTGAATTACATCCGGGAGCTCCGGGACATGAACATCTCCGTGCAATTCGAGTCAGAGAACATCGACACACTGACACCCGGAGGCGAGGTGCTGCTGACGATCCTCGCAGCCATGGCGGAGCAGGAATCCAGAACCATGAGCAACAATATCAAGTGGGCCTACCAAAAGAAGTTCGAGAAGGGCGAGGTTACCATCAACACCGGCCTGATGCTTGGCTACACCAAGAATGGCAAGGACGAAGACGGTAGAGCCGTGTACGCCATTGTGGAAGAGGAAGCTGAGATCATCCGGCGCATATACCGAGAATACCTGAACGGCTCCACCGTCACACAGATCATCCACGGTCTGGAGGAAGATGGCGTCAAGACAAAACGCGGCACGGAAAAGTGGTACCACACAGCCGTAACCAGCATCCTGACAAATGAGAAGTATACCGGGAATGCGTACCTCGGAAAGACCTACAAGCCAGATGTGCTCTCCAAGAAACGGTACCGGAACGATGGTGAAAAAGCTCCCATGTACTATGCAGAGAACAGCCACCCGGCGATTGTTACCATGGAGATGTTCAATATGGTTAAGCTGGAGATGGAGCGGCGCAAGACCGAAAAGGAAAAGGCTGTCGGTAATACACGGTACACCAGTAAATACCCCTTCAGCGGGATCCTGATCTGCGGAACCTGTGGCAGCAGGCTTCGGAGGCATGTGAGGAAAACCGGGAGCGGCAAGCTCGTACCCTCATGGGGCTGCTCGAATAGGATCCTGAACGGACGTGAAGTATGTGACAGCTACCACGTAAATGAAGATGTGCTCTATGCGACGTACCACGCTGCTGTGCAGGCCATGGTCGAAGATGCCGGATCCATCCTCAGTACCCTTGAATCAGCGACAGAGAAAGAGCTGCAGCCGAGCAACAAAGCTGCGCTGGACGAAGTGGAGCAGAAAATCATAGACCTGCAGGAAAAGGTACTCGCCCTGCACCGACAGAAACGGGCGCAGGCCGTCAACGATGCGTACTACAACGCGCAGGTAAACGACTACAGCCAGCAGCTCGCAGCACTGGAAGACCGGCAGCAGGCACTCCAGACAGCGGACGCTCGGTACGCCACAGTGAGGATGTGGCTGGCAGACTTCCAGCAGCACATGCAGGAAGGCGACGCCACCGACGACCGGGACGGAAAGATGATGAAATCGCTCGTCGAATCGATCATCATCTGGCCGGATCGCATGGAAATACACTTCAAATGTGGAGTGAATATCGAACAGAAATATGTGAAATGAAAGATGCCCTCGGAGTCGGACAACACCGGTAGCCGAGGGCAATTTTTACTTTGCCCGTTTTTGCCAGACAACACCCCGGAAGAACCGGAGTGCATCTGGCCCTTGACGGGCATCGATTATTATTCTGTTATTTTATATTTATCAGACGTATCATTTTGCTGTACTTACCTACTTCCAGACACCTTTTGGGAGT